TACAGTAGTTGTAGAGGGAGCTGAGATAGAATGAACTTCTGTCCTGGTTGTGGAATGAATCTAAATAGTGATTTAATCCTCTCCGAAACACGAAACAGTGGGGTAAAACGTCTCCAGAAACCGAAAAGAAAGCTCTCAGCATGGAATAAATACGTTAAGGCCAATTCTAATAAACCAAGATTCCGATTAAGATCAGGTAAAATAAACCTAAAGAAAATGGGTGTTGCATTTCGCAAGACACCTGCTGGGAAAAAGAGAAGGCGATAATGCCTTACGCACTTGTCCCAAAGGATTATACGCTAAAGAAAGTCACAGCTCAACAAAAAACTGCAGTCGATGCACAAAGAAGTCATGAAAATGTTATGGCATTGATAGACAATCCCGAAATAATCAAACAAATAATTATCAGCGGTTTAGCATTATTAGCAGCCAAAGAAGGAGCAGAAGCCCTTCAGGACTTAAAAGATCTAGGTGTTAATATTAGCAAGGATGTAGAAAGCGCATATACTAAAAAACGAACTGTTAAAGGTGCTCCAGTGGGCGTTAGTATACAACAAGTAATTGACCAGGGGTTAGCGAGGTTTGGATTATGAATCTAGGCGCATTAATCCCATTATTAAAATTAGCTCAAGACTCAGGGATCACTAAAGAATCCCCTGGAGAAGTTTACAAAAGAATTTATACTAAAGAAAAAGCACTAGAACGTGCAGAAAAAGGTTTAGGGCTGTAATGGAAATCACAACTTTTTCATTATTGCTTTATTTTGCTGCTTGGTCAATATTTTATGGACTACTAAGCAGATATATTGCCAAATTAAGCAAAGATGAGTGGGTTAGGTGGGCCAAAAGTAGAGAAAGTGATGAAGAGTTAATTGAAATTTTAGCAGGTGTTATAGATGAAATTGAAGACAGAATGCATGAAAAACTTGAAACCTTCCAAAGCTCCTTCTTTGGCTCAATTGGTGCAGCTAGCAAAAAAATTGATGATGCTACAGGACAAACCACGATTAAAGCGATAACCAGGGAAAACCCGATCATGGGGTTTGTTGCAGATATGTTAATGAAACGAAATGGTGTCCAGGGGTTACTAAATGCCTCCCAAAGCCCTGAAGTAGGGGTAAAACAGCCCCAAAAAAGCCTAGGACTAGACACTAGATAGTGTTATAACAGTCAATTTTGGTAACTTTGCAGGGCTCAGAAGGTCACTCATAATATTTCTGAGCCCCTTAGTTACCTTTCTATTTACCTATCCTTATCTTTTCTTAAAATAAAAACGACTGAAGAGTATTAGTTCATCCAGTCTTTTACTAGTTCAAACAAAGCTTTCTGACATTTAACACACATGTTCATATTGTCAGTTAATTTATCTACAGGGTTTCGCCCTGCAAACAAAGCTTCTTGTTTACAAAGACTACAGGTTCTACGCATTTAACCAATAGCTGCCATCTTCGGCTACGCTTAGTTCCCATGTCATATCTGTATAGTCTTTTAAGAACTCCTTGTTGTTTTCTTCTAAACTAGATACTAGATCCTTTATCACTTTGGCGTTAGTTTGCCAGTTCATCTTTATGCCTTTAGGAGAGGAGATGGAATAAAGAGGGTGAGAGAGTAGAAGGATAGTTACAGTATACTTTTCTCCCCATTCTGTTTCTACTACTTTTGGATGGTCCAAAAATTTTATGCTGGCTTTCTGTCCTGGTTCGATCGCTTTCATTAATGAAGGCTGACCGAAAGTGTACTTTTTGTCACTCATATAAACTTAAATTAAAGACACTAGAATATAAATGGAATACCCTATACTCAAGAATAAGTAAGGCAATACTCATAAATGGGTATAACTTAAATAGCGGATTCTTAATACTGATAATATATGGCTGTCAGACGTAGAAAAGCTTCTAGGAGAAAAGCTCCTAGGCAATTTGGAATTAACATTATAGAGACGGGAGCGGCTTTAGCACTTCTGGAACAAACTAACGCAGGGAGCGCTATGAAATCTTTTTTAGCTGGAGATCTTAATTCTGGTTTAACAACTTTATCACAATCTGCAAAATCTAACAAGCAGGCAATCACTAAGACATTAATTGGTTCATTTTTGGCAAAAGCTGCGGTAAGATCCTTTTCTAGAGGAAATCCCGTATTGGCTAGTCTTGGACCCATAAAAGTAAGGACATAAATATGGCAATAGTCGTAACAAGAACAGAAGCTGGATTATCAGCAACAACTAGTTTTCAAAGCATGAATAACCAATTTGCATCTTCGGGGCTTTCCCTGGTTGTGCCAACTGGAGTTTCACAAATATCATCCATAGACATGGGCGTTAGCTGTGATGCTGTAGAAGCAGATTTTTGTAGTGGATTTAAATTGACCGGTACGGCATTAAATCAAGGTGATGCTACCTTTATTGGTCCTGCAATATCAATGCCTGCAACTGGCGGAGTCGGAGTAGCTAATAGCGTAGTTTCAACAAAAACTGCTCTAAGCGTTACGCCTGGTATGACTTTAGATATTCAGATCGCTGTAACAACTGCAGCCGCAATAGACGCAAGCTGCTCGATTCAGTTCGAATAAATTGATCAATGCCTGAAGGCGTTGGTTATGGACCGCAAGATACAACCTCAATAGGTAAAAATCTTAATGTAATAGGTAAACATGCCTATGCATATTCGGGTATTCAAACGATAGCATCGACAGGTACTTTTCAAACTTTATTAGAATTTACAACGGGAAGTTCTTTGTTTGTCGGTACTATATCCTGGTGTGGTGATGCTGCTAGTACTGCAGATTTTTACGTTAATATTTATTTTAATGGTGTATTAATATGGAATTCTACTTATCAAGATTCAAGGGGAGCAATGAATGATCAACCGCTCCCTTTAGTTATTCCGCCATATACTCACGTTGAAGCTAAACTAACATCCGATTTTGCGGAAGATGTAGGAATGACTATGGCTGGTAAAGTTTACAAATGACACTTTCGACGGGGCCGACCCTGAACTTCTTTGGTGATCATGTCTTTGCCTGGAGTGGTCTAGAAGCATTAACTGGAGGTGGAACAACGTTATTAGATTTTATCTCACCTAACAAGTTCTACAGTGTCGTTACTAACGTCTCTATCGATTATAGCGGATGTTCTCAAGGTGATGCGCTGTCCTGGACTATTCAAGGCAATGGGGAAGCACTACATGTCAGCAAGTTCCTAATAGAAACTGCAGGTATCGGGCCCCAATTCCCTAACTTATACTATACGATCCCTCCAAATACAGGGATCAAAGTTATTGCCCAGGGTGTTTCGGGACAAGCTACAGTAGTTGTAGAGGGAGCTGAGATAGAATGAACTTCTGTCCTGGTTGTGGAATGAATCTAAATAGTGATTTAATCCTCTCCGAAACACGAAACAGTGGGGTAAAACGTCTCCAGAAACCGAAAA